TGAATCTATGTGGCCACGACCCTCCCAGGATTACTTTTGGGATTTGATTACCCACAGTACGGCGAAGATCATACTCCACGAAGGGGGATACGAGGGTTGGAAGATGCAGGACAGAAACAAGTTTATGGTGGATAACTGTGATACCGTCCTGGCCATGTTCGATGGTAGCACCGGAGGCACTAACAATTGCTTGAAGTATGCGCGGAAGATGGGGAAGAATATTGTGAATTTGTATGATCTCTGGAAGAGATAACAACCCCCGGCACATGTTCCACGTTACAAAAATATGAAATCTATCTGGTCGGTAAGTGGAGGCAAAACAAGTTCTTACGGTGCCTTGCACTACCCGGCAGATTATAACATTTTTGCATTAGTACAGGTAGAAGACCCCCTAACCCTTCCGAAAGATAAAGGGTTAATTCGGGCTGTTGAGGACAAAATTGACAGAGAGTTTGTAGGGACAGTAGAAGATGATCTGACTTTGCAAGCGGTGCTGGACCTGGAACAAGTTATGGGAAGGGAGATTATATGGAAGACGGGGGAAACTTTTGATAAGATCATCCAGAGGAAACTCATGCTTCCGAACCAGAGGAAACGATTCTGCACCCAGGAGATGAAGATCAAGGTTATTTTTGATTGGTGGTTCTGGAATGTAGGAGAACCGTGCAAGATGATGATTGGATATCGATTTGATGAGCAAGAAAGAGTCAAGAAGTTCACAACTAAAAGTCGATATGTTTCAGGCAACGATTGCTTCCCCGGCTCTCTGAGGCGGCAACGGTGGAGCGAGATAACATGGCGAGAGGGCGCCTTCCCCCTTGTAGACAATAAAATAATTGAATATAAAATCAAACAGTTTTGGGAACAGGATGGTAGGATCACGTTCCCCGTCGATTCCAATTGCGTTGGTTGTTTTTGGAAGAACCCTCAGCAACTACTTAGAAATGCTCGAAATACACCCGCCAAATTCGACTGGTTTGTCCGACAAGAACAAGCCGCCGGTGCAACCTTTAAGAAAGGAATTACGTATAAACAAATACGCGAGTCGGAGTTAGATCCGGATTATTTACCAGGCGGTGGTCCTGGGTGCCAGGCTGGACATTGTACAGATTAAATATAGAATTATGGCGAAACCAAAAGTTTATTTAGCAGGCGGAATCAGAAGTGGTTGGCAGGATCGCGTCATGCGCGAGGCTGATGCAGAATATTACAATCCACGAGAAAAGGAAATAACCAAAACGCTGACTCTGGAAGAATACGGTACGTGGGATTTGCATCACATCAAACAATGTGATCTTGTTTTTGCCTATATGGAAAAGGATAATCCCTCAGGTATAGGAATGAGTGTCGAAATGGGTTATGCGAAGGGATTAGGAAAGACTATAATTTTGTGCCTAGAGCAAGAGAATCAATTCATAAAACCTGGTTATCTTTCTTTTATGGAAAAGGTGGCCGATGTCGTTTACACCGATTTGGAGTCTGCGATTAAGTATCTCCGAATTTATGATCTATGGAGAGATCCGTCGAGATAAAACTCACTTCCTGATGATCTGGTTTACTTCCGATTTCCACTTCGGCCACAAGAATATCGCTGGTCCCTCTTTATCCTCCTGGGATCACGGATACCGTAACTTTGAGTCCATTCACGAGATGAATAAGACGATAACTCAGGGAGTTAATGCACACGTCAAGTCCGAGGATACCCTGTACTTCCTGGGAGATTTCTGCTTTGGAGGACATGAGAATACGCCCGCTTACCGTCACAGCCTTGCTGTCCAGACTATCCACGTATGCCGAGGTAATCACGACCACAAGATAGATAAATACGCCCATCTCTTCGCCAGTGTAAACGACGTACTATGGTGCAAAGTCCGGAAGGATAGACCTATCTTTATGGCTCATTATGCCCACCGGGTATGGGAGCATTCTCACAAAGGCACCATTCATCTGTACGGACACTCCCACGACACTATACCGGATTACGGTAAATCAATGGACTGTGGAATAGACGTTGCATATAGGTTATTCGGAGAGTATAGGCCTTTTAGTATAGAAGAGGTTATTGGTATTATGGACAAAAGAGAAGTTAAACTCGTGGATCATCATGATAAAACATATTAAATGTAACCTTCTCCCTTATTAGTACGTTAAATAGTTGTGGGTTAGGAGCGAGCGATGCATGTGAGAGGAGATTTAGGGGTTCTTCGTGGGTTCTTAGGTTAACTTGAGTAAAGTAAAAATGGAAATACTGTTTCGAGCAATAGTTGGTAGCCAGGCGTACGGAACCTCCACTCCAGAATCGGATGTGGATTACAAAGGTATCTATGCTTGCCCGACCGATGAGTTGCTTGGGTTTAACTACCGGGAACAGATCGAGATCAGCAAGGACGAGACGTACTACGAATTACGTCGTTTCCTGCAACTGGCACAGAGCGCCAATCCTACCATCCTGGAGTTACTCTATTCTCCCGCCGACTGCATCTTGGAGTCATCGTCGGTCTACGATTTCATCAAAAATCAACGTTCTAATTTTCTAACCAAGGTATGTGGTCAGTCTTTTGGCGGATATGCCGTTGCGCAGATCAAGAAGGCAAAAGGTCTGGATAAGAAAATCAATTACGAGAAGAACAGAGTAGAGAGAAAAGGACCGCTGGATTTCTGCTATATCTATGAGAACGGAAAGACGGTCCCGGTAAGCAAATGGCTTGAAAGAGAACAGTTAAAACAAGAGTTTATTGGGTTGGCCAAGCTGGACCACATCCGCGATTGTTACGCGGTGTACTACGATTACCAAGCGCAGTACGGTAAAGACTCCGATATTCGTGCTATCGCACCTCTCGGATACCATGGAATAGTCTCCGAGGATAGCAACGAAGTTCGCCTCTCCAATATTCCCAAGTACGTCGATGCAATAACTTTGCTGTACTTTAACAAGGATGGATACTCTGTCCATTGCAAGGATTTCAACGAGTATACCACCTGGCTTGAAAATAGAAATGTTAATCGGTATGTTGACACAACCAAACACGGTCAGAAGATCGACGGTAAGAATCTGATGCATTGCGTGCGGCTGATCGACATGGCCAAAGAGATTGCGCTGGATGGCAACATCACTGTCCGTAGACCTAATGCAGAATACCTCCTCTCTATTCGAAGAGGACAAGTAAGCCTAGAAGAAATAATCGAAAAGGCAGAACAGGACATCCGAGATCTGGACAGAATGTATCTCGCCTCCTCGTTGCCGGATAACGTAGACAAAGAATGGGTCAACGAATTACTACTACAAATCAGACATTTTACGAATAAGTTATGAAAAAGCAAGAAATATACCCCATCAGGTATAATGTAATATGAAAAAGACAATTTTATACCCGAAGGGGTACAGAACCCGCGAAAACAACCTAAATCAATAACTGCTTGAATAATATGGTAAACAAGTATTTTTATCGTAAGCTACCCACAATAATCAAAAACACACTTTTGATTTCGGAAGGATGGTTGATAGGAAGTGCTATAGAGAAAACAGATAAAGAAGAACAACCAAAAGACTACGATATTATAGTTACTAATCTGGAAAGATGGGGCGCTGTCATAGCTTTTTTGAGTAATTACAATTATGCAATTAACTCTTATGGTGGGTTTTCTGTCACTGTTTCGGAGACAATCAAGATAGATATTTGGCCACAATCTTTTGAAAGATACGTTCTTGTTGTACCCAAGCCTTTCAGAATGTTTCGATTAGTAGATAGGATCGTGCTGGCAGGAGAATGAGAGCCGTGCCCCTCGTAGATGCGGATCTCTTAATTTACAACTGTTGCGCAGGTAATAAAGGCAACAATGATTTCATCCAAATGGTGGAAGCCGCGCAGAACTTCATCGATTGGATAGAGCAGATGTTTGAAGAGAATGCTCGCCTATTCCTAACCGGTAAGGACAACTTCCGGTACAAGGTAGCAACCATTCAACCCTATAAAGGCAACAGAGCAAATAAACCACGTCCTAGGCACTTTAAAGCGTTGCGAGAGTATCTGGTCGATTGGCACCACGCAGAGGTGATAGACGGATTTGAGGCAGACGATGCCCTAAGTTCTCTACATAATACAAAGGATACCGTTCTTGTAACTTACGACAAAGACCTGAAACAGTGTCCCGGGTGGTACTTTAACACACGCAACAACGAGTTGAAATATATCTCTCAGTATGAGGCCGACTTTTTCTTCTGGTGTCAAATGATTGTGGGTGATACAAGCGACCATGTTCGCGCCATCGACGGACTAGGAGAAAAGAAAGCGCCGAAACTTTTAATTGATAAAGACGTTAAAGAAATGGAGGAGGTGGTAAGAGGACTTTATGACAAACAATACGGAGCCGACGGCCCCCGCGCATTTAACGAGATATATCAACTTCTTAGACTTAAAACAGATATTTACAAATGAAAGCGCTGATACCTTACAAGCAATCAGACCTAATCTTTTTTGATTTAGAAACAGCAAGAGTCGAGGACAAACTCACGAAAGGAACTCCGCTGTACGACGCATGGCAGGCAAAGGCTCGCCATAACAACGAGATGGCTGAGAAGATGAGCCGGGACGGAACAACAATCGAAGTAACCGCCGACGAGTACTACGAAAAGAAAGCAAGTCTTTACTCGCCGTTTTCCCGAATCGTCTGTATCTGCGCCGGTCGAATAGACGAGAACGACCAACTAAAACTCAAAACGTACTCCGGAAGAGACGAGAAGAAGTTGCTTGAAGAATTCAATAACGACCTGAGCAAGATGACGGTTGCCAGGCCGGACGCTGTACTCTGTGGATTTATGTCTGTGGGTTTTGATACACCCACATTACTCAAGCGGATGATAGTAAACGGTATTACGCCTCACGGCCTAATCGACCAGGGTGGTGCCAAACCGTGGGAATTACGAGCATTGGATCTTGGTGTTATCTGGCGCGGAAACTCTTTCTATCCCGATGGATTGGCCGGTGTCGCCGCGTGCCTCGGACTACCCAGTCCGAAGGTGGTAATGGATGGTAGTGAGGTTAGAGAGTACCACTAGCACGTAAAGGACGGGCTAAAGAAGATAGAGGAGTACTGTAAACTGGACACGATAACAACAGCAAATATTTATAGAAAGTTCCTTGGAAAATCTTTAGTAAAAATCTTCGAAGAAGGACAACCTTCTACAACAAATACTCGTATAATATAGTAGTTTTCATAGTGGTTTGGTTTTAGATCCGGGCGAAAGTAGATCGGCGCCCGGGTCGCAAAGATGTCAAAAATGGCAAAACGTTCTTTGATGCTAGTGGTCGAGCGGAATCTTTACTTTGGTTTCCAGGGTTAAAAGGTTATATGACTAAACCTTGATGTGGTACTACATTGCAAGGAAGTGTACGTTGGTCCGAATTCAACCTAGCATCATCTTATTTAAAACCTTGCCTCTGTTGGTGTAAAAACCGAGTTGTATTATCGACCCGGTTTTGAGTCTATGCAAGAAAGCATATCGACGCCCGAAACGCGTCGAAGGATCAGGACTAAGGCTCACCTGGCACAGAGTATTTTTAAACATTAAAAAACAATTAATGAAAACACTCATTGAAAATTTACTTCATAATTTTGTCAATCGTAATCTCTCTTTCCAAAGGTTAACCGATGAACTGTTGATGATAGTAGGTGCTGCTGGATTGGCTGGATTACTCACAGGTTTACTTATAATGTATGTCTTTGGGAGACCCTAGTATTTTACTCGCAGAAGAGGCAATAGACCTCATAGGAGACATCGGTCGTTTGAATCAGCACGCGCTCAGTGCGCAAGAGATGCTAGAAGACAAGGACAAAAGCTACGCGATTACGTGGTTCATGTTCAACACACGTTCTCTCAAATCAAACCTGATATTGCTCGCTTTTTCATTGGACGCCCAAGAGAGACCTCTGTCATATTTTCAGCGCCTTGCTGATGTAGAACCACCTGAATCTTATATCACAATAAACGACTTAGGCACGGTTTTTGACACATTTAGGTCTAAGTTTGACAACTTGAAACAAGCATATTCCAAGTACGCAGAAGTCAACCGCCTGGCACGCGTCTTCTTTGTAGAGGCAGAAACACAGTTGAAACTGATGAGTTGGAACTTGAAGCAAGCCAAAGAAGCATGAACAATCCTAAACTACTCAAAATCGCACTTGCCGTTCTACTGGTACTATTCGTCGTTACCGGAATCGGCGCCTTGCACGCGTACAATAAACTAGACAAAGCAAATAAAGAGAATGAAAAAAACATACAAGCCGCTTTCGACAAACGACTATCCGAGTTTGATGCCGCACTCCGGCACAATGACGCTGAGAGAAAGACTCTGGTCCATCTTCTGGATTCTACTACTTCTCGCGGGCGTGATCTTGATCGGCGCGATTCAATTACACGACTTCAAATTTCATCAATAAAAGGAATGTATAGCAAGTTAGATACAACACAACTTGCTCAGGAGATGATTAAACAGTTTAAAGAGAGATGAGGAAATATTTTTTAATTCTGGCGCTCTTATTTTTTGCGCCTTGCCTCCAGGCACAACATCGCGTAGTCATCCCAGACTCCGTAGCTTCTTGGTACTTGGAGAGAAACCAAAAACTCATTGTGCTTGAAAAAGACGTTCTCATCCTCCGCGAAGACATTTCAAACCTTAAATACCAAGTCTCTCTTAACACAGGAATCAAAGAGACCTACATCAAAGACTCGATAGATTACAAAGGAAAATTACAAGTAAAAGAAGAAGAATTGACACATAAAGAAAAAGAGATTAAACAGTTGACTAAGGAAATACGCACCCAGAAGTTGTTAAAATGGATTGGCTGGAGCGTTGCCGCACTGCTCGTAATTGCAAACTTTTTACTACATGGCTAACAGAACAAAAGGAAAGATCATCGAGCAGATATTCAAACTGACAGGTGCGTCACCGGAGAAACACTCCGATCATTTGCTGGATAAGGATATTGCGTATCTGGAGAAATTATTGATTGTTGTAAAGTCGCTGAAGTAGAAAATGCAGTATAAACTAAAGAGTGGTTCGGACCCTTTCGAAATAAACGATGGCCTTCGCGCTATCGCCGAGTTCGCTGACCTCACTGCTCGCCAAATGTTCTTTGTAATTCTAGTAGCTGATCCATCATACGACAATCCGTTGAAGACTTTTCCGGATAAACAGAAAAGAGAAAAGGCTGCAATTATTTGCGGCTGGCCCCAGGATACAGACGGTCGGACCCTTGACAAAGGAGGAAGGAACATGGTTGCTGGTAAAGTGGAAAGCGTGGAAAAGGCAATAAACAAATTCCGAGAATTGCATTTTGACGAGGACAAAGAGAACCTCCGCGCAGTCGAGCAGCAAATAGCAGAGGCTCGCGATTTCATGCAGGAGATAAAGGCAACGAAAGGAGATTTAAAACTCAAGGCGGACCTGATTGATAAAGGTCTCAAGATAGGAACAAGCATCGAGAAGTTGATGGAGAGCAAAAGAAACTTGATTAAAACAATTCAGTTAAAAGAACCGGTTAAAATAGAAGGTGTGCTCACCTACACCGCATCCGACCTCCTGCCCGCAGAAGGCGAAGAGATAAACGAAGGAGACGAAGAATTATCAACTATTGATAAAGTAATGGCCGCTAAATAAATGGAAGAAGAAGCACTAACGTTAACCGATACAATTGAAAACACTACCTTCCAGTTCTTGTACGTGCGAGACTTTGCTTGGAATTCTCCAATTGACAACGAGAGAAACGTAGGGCATCCGAAGAAAGGAAGAACATATCGCGGTATCTACAACAAAGACACGAAAACTTTCAGGCTCTTCTACGAGGTCAATAAGGAGATCACAGGTGTATATCTACCTAAACTTGTTGGAGTAGATGTCGATGAAATAGAAAGTTACAACTCCGATATTGTTGCCCTCACCAAGCATAACATTCTCGAATGCGACATAACACCAGAAGACCTGGACTTACTTGTCGGCTGGATCAAAGATAAAAACGAAGAACTAAAGCGAATTACTAATTTGAAAAAGGAAGAAAAAACTGCGCAACCTAGCCCGCAAGGAAATATGGCTGCTGTGATGGCACAAAGAGAGAACGCCGATTTCCTGGAGTCCTGTAAGGCATTCGCTCGCCTCAAACAACACGACCCTTTGATATTCGACGGCATAGATAACCTCATTGATTTCTACGAGCATAACGAACCTACAAGCGGATGGATAGGAACCAGCAGGGTTCTAGGCCCAGGTAAGAATATCGGAGATGCAATCACACACCTGGAAGTCTACGGTGGAGATGATAGAAGGAACAACCTCAGCAAGATCGATCTATTCATTGCTATCCGTTTCTTGATTACAGAATTGATGAGAAATATTATACAGGAAAATGAGTAAAGTACTCAGCGTAGACGACAAGATAAAGTTCTTTTTAGTCGTCGGAGACGCCGTTATTAAAAGTTCTGGTATCAACAAGAAGATAGTGTACGATGTGCAGTACGTCAAGAGTCCAGACTTTCCGTGGCGCGTGAGGCTTACTTGCGATAAAGTAAATGTAGGTATGGCGCTACCTCGCAAGATTACATTAAAAGATTTCGAAAATAGATTCGTAGATAAATTAAATGAACTCAAAGACAGACTACCAGCACCCGGATTATTCTCCCTCTGATGCACAAATTATTTTCAAGGATAAGAAATTACTGATAGAGAGGCCGGAGAATATGGAGTATAATGAATACAAAGTATTACAAAGAATACAGAGAGAAGTTATGAAAAGACTTTTCCACAAAGGTAAGGCACCATCAAGAAAGATCGCGCAGCAGATGCCACCTTCTAGGCTCGGCAATCTCCTACCTTCCGTCTCTCTAACCGACTACTTACGATATTTAACACCTAAACCAAAAGACGGTGAAGCATAAACCCCGCATAATTTTTTTCGACATAGAAACATCGCCGATAGAAACTAGAACATGGAGTTTATGGCCTAAGTCAATCTCCCACGACAGTATTATAAGAGATTGGACCGTTATCTGCGGCGCCTGGAAAGAGTTAGGAAAAGAAAGGATACATGCAGTATGGATAGATAAGCCGTACAAAGATAAAGAAGTGGTGAAGACATTGCGTGATGTGCTGGCAGGTGCCGACGCCATCTGTGGGCATAACTCAGATAAGTTCGATGTAAAGAAACTCAATGCTCGAATCATCTTCCACGGTCTCAAGCCGCTGCCAAACATACCGCAGATCGATACTTTGAAGATGGTTAAGAAGATAGCCGCCTTCTCGTCCAACAGACTTGATTATTTGTCAAAAGTTCTAACTGGCCAGGGCAAGGTACATGTCGATTACACGCTCTGGCTACGCGTCATGGCAGGTGATAAGAAGGCGCTCAAGGAGATGGTGGATTATAACAAAATCGATGTTCTCCGGCTTGAAGAAATATATCTTAAACTCCTACCTTACGCAAAGACACATCCTCATATTGGAGCAATGATGGGAGAAAACAGAAATCAAAGTTGTCCTAAGTGTGGATCAACAAATTGTAAAAATAACGGTCTCAGGTATAGCGCTGCCGGTATTCCGAAACAAGAGATCCAGTGTCAAGATTGTTATTCCTTCTCGCGAGTGTTAATCCAAAAACCATGAACTACTTAATCTCCGAAGAAATGGTCGAGCAACTTAAAGTCTTTCTGCCTAAACTCGCCGATGCCGATTCCAGATATGCAGGAAAGATTGCAGAGTATTTGTTGAAAATCAATTATTTAAAAGAAGCACCCAAAGCCTGTGAGTGTAAGTAAAGTGTTGCTTTGTACTGTAAGTGATGACCGTAGCGGAAGGAAGGACGGTCTGTACGGTGAAACTCAAAAGAAGGTACAAAGATTTTTCGAGGCGCGTCCCGAGTTCGGCCTGAATCAATTCTTGATGTTAACTTGGGATGACATCGTTAAAACAGACTTCTACGAAAACAACAAAGTACTTTTAGACAATATAGATCCCTCGCGCAACGGTCGAGCGTATAAGGCTTTCACCGTGGCTAAAGGTCTTGCTAGTCTCCAGGACGGAGACTTTCTTATTTATTCGGATGTGTCTCCGGTGATGTGGGACGTGACCCGAGCAGAGTTCATGCTCGCTCATTATTCCGGAGAAAACAAAGTATACGATTTGGAGGTGATAAAAAATGTGTGTGCCAGTAACGATGGTCTACTCGCCGCACTTGTTCGATGGGATTCTCGTCCCCTTCCGCGTGGCCATCTCGGAATCCACACCCACGCCAATTTCACCACAAACAGGTGTATGCGAAAGATGGGCCTAGAACAGTACGCGCACAGTCTGATGCCCGCCTCCGGAATGCTTGTATTTCAAAAGAGTGCAAAGATAGAGGCGCTTGTGGACGAGTGGTTGAAGTGGAATTTAATAGATGAGTGTTGTGCTTTAGGTAAAGCGGAGATACCAAACGATTACAGTTTTTGGGACGGAGAAGAATCTCATTTAAAATTAGGAGCACGCCATGACCAGTCAATACTCGGTCTTTTGATTTGTAGGGAAGGATATAAGATAGCTATGCCGCCGGAATATCCTCATATACCCCACCACAACTTTCTACAATTCTGCCGTCGGGGAACAGAGTATCTTTTCATAAATCCTAATGACAATCCAGATACGGAGATCAGGTTAAAGAAAGGTGATAAGGTAATAAATGATAAAGGAGTAGAACTCACGGTGTGGGAAATAAGACAAGTCAATAATATAGAGACACTTATAGTGGGAGTACATAGAGAGAGTTGCTATGCTACGACTGCGGATAAAATAACGAAAGTATGATAACGATGTCCACCTTTGGATCCAACGGGCGTTTAGGGAACCAACTCTTCCAGTACGCGGCGATGATCGGCCTGGCAAAAAAATACAATCATAAACTTGTTTTGCCGAAGTGGAAGTATGCAGAGTACTTTCAAGGCACATTTCCGGAAGGAGAATGGACCGGTGGACGCTTTGTGCAAGAACCCGTTTTTAGTTACCAAGGCAATTGGCCCACAATAAAAGAAAACGATAAGGTAGACGTCAAAGGTTACTTCCAATCACGCCTGTACTGGCAGGATGCTATTCCCGAAATCCGGGAGGCGCTGACCTTCAAACCCGAGTTCAAGAAACAAGTACTTGACAATTTTGTATCCAACTATATCGACGAGAATCCAGTAGAGAAAAAAACCCTCGGCATATCTGTAAGGCGCGGTGATTACATCAATAATCCTCACTACGCGCAACTACCGGTTACTTACCAGATCCTCGCAATGCTGGAAAGGTTTCCCGACTGGCAGGAAAGAAACATCATATTTTTTAGTGATGACATCCCCTGGTGTAAAACCCATTTTGATTGCTTGGACAATTCCTACTTCAGCGAGAACAACTCGGAGATAGAGGACTTGTGCTTGCTATCTCAAATGGACTCTTTTATTATCCCCAATTCGACCTTCGGCTGGTGGGGAGTTTACCTGGCAGAGTTACAAAGACCAGTTAAGGCAGTCCGCCCGGCTCATCATTTTGATGGTAAGTTGCTGGAACAGAACGATATACGTGACCTATATCCCCTCAACTGGGATACTTTCAACCACAAAGACGAGCACGGACATAACAAGAAAATCGATCTCCAGGACTGTTCCTTTCACATTCCCGTCTTCCGGGATCACGTAGACCGCGAAGAAAACCTAAACCTCTGCTTGAAAATTTTACTCAAAAATTTCGATACAGAAATATTAATAACCGAGCAAGGAGGTAGACACTTCGAAAACATCAGCACAGATCCGAGAGTCAAGTATATCCATTTCCCCGGGGATGTGTTCCACAGAACCCGGATGTTGAACCAGATGGCTCAATACACAACTAAACCCTATATTCTTAACTGGGACTGTGACGTGATTATTTCACCTATGCAAATATGGCTGACCGCGCAGGCCCTCAGAAAAGGTGCAGAGATGGCCTATCCGTACGAATGGGCATTTGCAAGGATCCCCAGGCAGACATGGTATACTCGCCTCCGCGACTTCGAAGACATAGGGATAGTTGGAGATACCAAATTTAATGGCATGAACCACGGCGATGCAATAAGCCTGGGCGGCGCGGTCGCGTGGAACAAGAAGTACTTCATGGAGATAGGTGGAGAAAATGAGCAATTCCGTAGTTATGGATGTGAAGACGTCGAGCGTTATGAAAGATCTACCAAGTTGGGAGTTCTTCGGGAAAGAATACCGGGTCCGATGTTTCACGTGAATCATTGGGTAGGAGTTAATTCAAATATGACAAATCCCTATTATAACGAGGGAAGAATAGAATATGAGAGAATAAAGAAGATAAACGAGCAGGAATTACGGGAGGAAGTAAAAACCTGGCCCAGAGGTTTATAAACTGGCACGGTTTTTGAGACTATAGTAATTAATCTATTAATGCTTAAACTCTAAAAATTTTGGCACAGAAGACAAATGACACGTTCAAAGTGACCGCTGTCACAATCAAAACCCCCCAAGGAAAGACTACTTTAACAAGATCCGATACCGCACAGGTAACCGGAATCATGTTTAAAGGTGGAGTAACTACCTTGATTACTTCGATTCCCTCTGGCGCTGCCGGTGGAACCACGAATGCACTCATCAACACAGGCGATGGGTACACTATCGAAATTCAACGTAATTTCACGGATTTCCTAACTGACCTGAGTGCAACAGATTCATCCGGTTCTTAATCGGAATTCTATCTCCTAAGAAGGCCCCCGCCCACATGCGACGGGCCTTTTTTGTTATTTATCACAATTTTATGAATCAACATTTACTTTTTACTATTAACTTCGGCGCAAAAGATATACCTCAACCGGCGCGAGTAACGAGCGGTTGGGACTACTTGGCAATAACTGATGGTAAGGTAGAGTACGAATATCCCTGGCGCGTTGAGAAGGTAGATACTACCGGAAAAGAAATAAAGAGACTATCGCGTAAGTACAAGATCCTCGGCCAAGAATACTTCGCTAGTTATCAAACAGTAGTTTATTGCGACGCGAGTTATCAGCCTTACGGCAATCTCAACGAATTCATAGCAGGAAAGAAGGAAGGTGTGTGGATGGGCGTGCACCCGCAACGTGATTGCACGTACCGCGAGGGCGAAGCAATCCGCAACAAGCAACTTGACAATCCAGAACTTGTGCTCCGGCAAGTCGCTCGCTACAGGGACGAAGGTCTTCTCGATAGATCTGGATTATGGCGATGTGGTGTCTTTATAAGAAATAGAGGAAGTGAAGAGTTCTTTGAAAAATGGTACGAAGAAGTACTATACGGCAGTTGGAGAGACCAGTTATCCTGTACATACTCCGCGTGGAAAACAGGAACAACAATCAACGCACTCCCTCACGGAGAGAAGGAGAAATATTTTCGCCCACACTTGCACGCGACTTATCCTCTCGATGGTGGAATAGTCCATCTCACGGATCCCGCGCAAATCCCTAACCAACAAAACAACCAATGGATCTGTATAGGAAATTTTCCAGAAGCAGAACAAGCCATTGCTCGATTCCCTCTTGTACATTTAATTTTTAATAAAGAAGGAGCACTTCTATTTCCCCGATGGTTATATTCTTACTTATGGGACTTAGACAAGATGGTAGATTACGTAAGTGCGTACGGAGGACAAATAGGTTACTGGGGAACCAGAGCCGAATTACTTTTAGAATAACAATTTATGAATAAAATAGAAGAAATACTCAAAGCAGAACTAGAAGGAGAGGACGAGAGGATCGTTTACAAGGTATTACCGGGAATGTTGGCCGCAGACGACGCCAATCCTGAAAGAGACGGAGTTAAAGTTGCGCTGTGGATACCTGGATATGAAGCATACATTTTCTTACTCGATCACATGGAAGAAGGAGAGATGGCCGCTGAGATCGCCTACAATGTAAATGAGTTTGTAACTGGGAAACAGAGAGAAACCGTTTGAAAAACAAGGTTAAAATAACCAAGTTAAAAGCACCCGTTTACGGAACTCCTATATGGATAGTAGTTTCTAATTCCTTCTATTCCGCAATCGACAAGATAGAAGACATAATCGATAAAAAGATTGCGGACGATAATTACATAAAAGGACTACATGCCCTCACCTACATTTACTACAATCACAAAGGAGCACCACGCATCATCTTCTTTTTCAAACCTAAATCAAGACCCGGTTTGATCGCGCATGAGAGCAAGCACGCAGTTAACTCTATCTTTGCGTACAACGGTGTACGGCTGTCGGCTAATAATGACGAGAGTGAGTGTTACTACCTGGACTGGATTGTGGAGAGATGTCACGGTGCATTAAAGAGATTTTTAAAAAGTTAGTTATGGAAGAAAGAGTTTACTATGTTTATAGACATCTTCGCAAAGATACGGGCGAACCCTTCTATATAGGTCGAGGGAAGAAACCGGCGGAATATAATTCTTTACGTAGAGAATACAAAAGAGCATACGAATATTCCGGAAAAGAAACCAGAAGCGATTATTGGAAAAGAATCTATAATAAGCACGGAAGGATTGTTGAGATACTAATGGAAGATCTGACTTTCGAAGAATCAAAACAAAAAGAAATCGAGTTTATTGCATTTTATGGTAGGGACGATAAAGGAGGAATACTTTGTAATAGAACTGACGGAGGTGATGGTACGGAAGGTTATACACATTCAGAAGAAGATAGAGTAAAAATGAGAACGAGTGCTAAACAAAGAGTTCATCCCAAACATCATACTCCGGAACATAATGCAAGAATAGCGGAATCGCATAAAGGCAAGAAAAGAACTTCAGAGTCTAAAAACAAACAATCAAATAGTAGAAAAGGTAAAAAACTGACACCCAGAAAAAACAAAAGTTACCTGGATGATGAAACCTGTTATATGTATGGAAACCGGTTTTGTTTTTGATAGTGTCAAAGATGTTGCTCAACAGATGTTTGAGTTAGAAAGAGACAACGGCAGTATTTCTTATGTCTGTAAAGGCAAATTAAAATCTTTTAGAGGATTTACCTTCGAATATGTCTAAAGAAAAAGACGACAAACCCGGTATCATTCGGCTTGTAGACTATCAAGAAGAAATAGAACAAGAGGTTAGGCTCCAAACCGCCCGCGTGATGGCAACCAATCCTTTCAGGGTTGATAAGAAATATAAGCACATAGAAATTCCCGATTTCGGAGACGATAGAAGAGCACGACTGGAATACGAAATGCAAGAAATCGAGCGGTGTGTAAGGGGATACGATAATATGCCTGGGCGCTATTATGCGTACTTCAACCACATGTTTATCAAGCACAAGGAGAGAGGAAAGATAAGACCCGACTTCCGCACGATACAATTAAGTTTTGCAAAGGTAAGAGAGAGAGTACTTAATACGAGAGGCCTCGGCCTGGTCACTATTAAAAGACGCCAGTACGGAGCCTCTTGGGAATTCTCCGGAGATAATATTTACGATTGCACTTTCAACCGAGACTTCGACATCGGCATGAATAGTAAGAGCGAGATGGACTCTCGTAACTTATTTACCAAGCACAAGTACATTCACCGGAACATGTCGCCATTTCTCAAAGCGCTTGTTTCTACAGATCGTCGAGACGCGATGATCTTTAATAAGTACGATCCTAAGACTCAAAAGTATTCCGGTACAGGTTCTTCTATAACTTCCGTCGCACCAACACCAACAGGTCACGCAGGAAATCAATATAGAAAACTTGTAATAGACGAGGCTGGAGAACAAATAGATCTCATGGCACTCTGGTCTAACGCGGAAGATTGCTGCATGCAGGAAGTGGAGCGCGTAGGTACTCCATATATTTTTGGTACGATGGGCGATACGTCTAAAGCTGGTGCTGGTCTAATGGAGTTTTGGCTTCGCAACGAGTTATATAATCTTGAGCGTTTTGGTATCTACGGATACAACGCACTCATCATGGACGAATTTGGAAACGATCAGATAGAAGATTCTATTCGTTGGATTTTATATACCAGAAAAAAGAAGGAGGCCGGATCTGATATAGTATACAGAAAATTTATTCAGAAATATCCAATAACCGATCAGGATGCTTTTCTTACTCTTTCCGGAACAGGTGTCGGTAGTCCCATCCTCAGAGGCAAGCAAGAAATAAGATTGATGGAGAATCCTCCTCAACTTGTTAAAGGATGGATGCGACCTAAGTCTGGAGGTGGAGCAGATTTTGTTCCAGATCCTAAAGGTGAGATAATCGTTTACGAAAGACCGATTCCTCTAGTCAACGGATACGTCGCAGCAACAGACCCCGCCGAGGATGACGAAGTTAAGAAGACCCGCGATACTTCAAACTTATCAACAGCGATTTTAGCAAAACCTACAGGACTTCTCCCCCCAAGGCTAGTGCTTGAATACACCGCTCGTCCTAATAAACTTGCAGACTATTATTTACAACTTGCGCTTGCGCTGGAGTGGTACAATAACACTCCTACTCTTATAGAGTTAAACAAAGGTGGATTTAGAATGAAAGATTGGTTCGAGCAATACTATCCCAAACTTCTCGCCTGGTCGCCAAAATCTTCTAATTCTGCAAAGACAGGATTTGAGGTGCGGATAGGAATCAAGATGACTCCGGATCGTAAGATACAAATGATGGGATTGCTTGATGGACACTGGGAACATTACTGGGAATCTATTCCTTCTTTACGTTTCATAAAAGAATGCGGAGTCTTCGGAGACGAACACGCCGACGATGATTTAGCCGTAGCTTATGGATGGTGTCTGGTACAAATGCAGAACGACAAGAGAGTTTCGAAAGCACTCGATGCGTCCAACGCCGCACTTCCACACTTCAATTATAGAAAAGTAGGTAACACAATACAACTTGTTAATCACGGCAACGTAATGCACAATCCGCGTAAACTCTCTAACCCGCTATTTAACAGATGACAACACAACAACCTTTACAACCAATTCTCCAAGTAGTTCAACACTACATATTACAAAGAACAGGTGCCAGAGTAAATATTAAATTAAACATGGAGAAAGAGCAAGAAGAACTAGAACTTTTATTCCGCGCCTTTCAATCAGCAACCCAACAATTCTAAAGGCCAGTGGCCATCAAACAATGTTTCCTCGTATTGACACTCCAAAAAAAGATCTGATCTATCATCGCCAGTGGGCGAAATCAATTTTAACTTCTTCGATTACAGACAACTGGTCTCTACGATACAGGGTCATGGCAGAAGCATATAAATTCTTTTTGTCCGGATCCAGCGGAGAGCTTACGAACTTTCTTCAGAAGGGTGCTGATGGACAAGACTTACCTGCGATGTGGTTATCAATCTCTTCTCTCCAGGCAAAGATAGAAATGCTGATTGGAGAATTGGAGCAAAGAGGATACGAGATAAATGTAAAAGCAGTCAACAAAGAAGCCACATCTCGCAAACTCGAAGAGAAAGAAAAACTAAGAGTCGCTCGAAGACTGCAACCAGCCGCTCAGTACGGAGAACAACAAACAGGACTTCCTCTGCAAGATCCTCAACAACAAATTCCACAAACAGATAAAGAATTAGACGACTTCATGGATCTCAGCTTTAAAGACAAAGCAGAGTTAATTATGGAAGCCGCTCTCAAGTTCACAGCAAAAATGTGTGATTGGGATGAAACTCGTAAAGAGATGTTCCGCGACGTATGGATCGCAGGAAAGTGCATTGCTCGTAATGAGATAGTAAGAGGACTGCCCAGATCAGTACGGGTCAATCCTCTGTGTTTTATCTACGACCGATTTGCCACTAACGACAATCTAACGGATGCAACTTACTTCGGCGAAGTTTATTATATGACTTTGGGGGAAGCTGCGGAAAGATTTAATCTTACTGATGACGAACTCGCACAAGCAAACAACGCGTACAATCAGTTCATCGGAATGTCGGCACAACCTTTAGCAGGAAGTGGAGTAAGTTTGACCGATCAATTCTTCGACGCTATTCCTAACGCCACGCTAGGCTGGTTCAAAAATATAGATAACGTTCCTCGGGTTCTCGTCGCGCGTACATGCTGGTCCGATTACAAAGTAAGAAAATATAAAGACGAGGTTAATGCAAAGTACGGAACAGAACATTTACAGGAAATAACAAATGAAGTTCGCGCACGCGGTAAGTCTCCGATTATTACTTCTAAAATGAATGTGTGGAGACAATGCACCCTGATCGGCGGCACTATTGTGAGAGAATGGGGAGAGTGTCCTAATCAAGCACGAGAGTTATCCACACTGGAGCAAACAGAACCTCCTTATAAAATATGGGTTCCTAATTTTATAATGGGAACGAATGTAAGTAAAACAGAACAAGTTGTTGGCCTAGAATTGCTTCGCGATATTTGTATGTACAACATGCAGTTGGCGATGAACAGGAGTGCAGGTAAAGTATTTGTGTATGACGTAAGCCTCAAGCCGGACAACATGGAGATTGAAAAAGTTTTAGGTTACGCAAAAAGTTCTGGTATTATTTTAGTTAATACTCGCGAGTACAACATGACTGCGGGGTCTTTGAACGTCATGCAGAGTTATGATTTGAGTATGTCTCAGGTTATGAATCAGTATATAGAATCGATGGCTTTTTTAGATTCTCAAATCAATACTATACTCGGAACTTCCCCCGAAAGGCAAGGAGATATTCCAGCAGCGTCACAGGCAGTAGGAGTAACACAACTTGCAGTAGCAGGATCATCTAAAGTGACTTTTTCTTTATTCAGTGGATACGAAAGATTTTGTTCTCGTGTACTCAACCAACAAGCAAAATTTATTAAGATTGCGTGGGCTAACTCAGACAGAGAAATGTTTGCCCCTATCGTAGGAGATGTAGGAATCGATTTCCTCAAAGCAAATATAGATATTGATCTTGACGAATTTAATACTTGGGTGACCAGTCTTCCACCAATGCTAGCAGACCGTCAAAAGTTCGAAACCTTCGTCGGTCAAATGGTGATGGGTGGACAATTAGATCCGGTAGATGCTTTGCAAATTGTAATCGGACCAGATACAAAGGTCGCGCTCAGAATACTACAGCGTAAGACAGCAATTCGTAAGATGCTTGAAGCACAGCAATCCAAGGACGAGCAAGAGAGAGACGCACAGTTGCAGCAGAATCTCCAAGCTACCCAACAGCA